GCCGCCTGTTCGGACAGCACTTGCGTGTCCAGCAGCTGGCTGATCTCCGTCATCTCACTCGTCGTCATTTGCGTTTTCCACCTTTTCAAGCAGGGACTTGAGCCTGTCTTCGGCCAGCGTGAGTCCCCGGATCACGCCGACGGCATACCGGTACTCGTCGAAGGTGGCGCATTTGCTCAACAGCACGCGCTCCTGATGGCTTTCGACGAGGTCTTTCAGTTCTGCGCGCAGCGCCGCTGCGAATTGCTCGATCATGGTTTGCTCGGTTTAGGTGGGGTGGGTTTGTCCAGCTTCTTCTGGTCCAGGCGGTCGCGGGCCTTGTCGCGGGCGATCTGCGCGCCGATGCGCGTGCCCTCGGCCAGCTGCTTGGCGGCCAGCTCGGTGCGGCTTTTCTCGACGTCGATGCCCAGCTTGGCACCCTGGAGCTCGAAGTCCTTCTCCATCTTGATCCGCGCAAGCTCCAGCTTGTCGGCCTTGTCCGCCGCATCAACCTGCACCTTCTTCTCGGCAACCGCGGCCGCTTTCTCCTTGATCGCCAGCTCCTTTTGCTGCATCTGGATGACCGGATCCTTGGCCATCTGGGCGGCTTGCTCGGCCGCAGCCTTCTGCTGGCTCTGCATGAGCACCTGCTGGGCGGCCTGGGCCATCATCCCGGACAGCGCTACCTCAAGCTCCGGCGAAAGCTTCTCGCCCTCGGCCGGCATGGGCATCCCGAGCTGCTGCTCGATCTTCTGGCGGTAGGCGTAGCCCACGTGCTCAGCGACGTGCGCCTGCATCGCGGCCATCAGCATCGGCGCCTGGGGGTTCTGGCCCAGCAGCTTCATGATGATCGGATCCTGCATGGCCGACATGTGCACGCGGATGTGCGACTCGTGGTCCTGATGCAGGAACGCCTTGACCGGCTTGGCCTTCAGGACCGCCATGTTCTCGCTGACCGGGTCCACCGGGCGCAGGTCGTCGGGCAGCGCCACCAGCTTGTCGGCGTTCTTGATGCCCAGCACGTCGAGCATGCCGCGGTGCAGCTGGGGCAGGTCGTAGATCTGGGGCGCCATCTGGGCCAGCTGGATCACCGCTTGGTACTGCACCACGCGCTGGGCCAGGGTGGAGGCGTTGGGGTCGCTGACCGGCACCACGTCGACCATGGCGTAGTCTTCGCGCCGCGCCGGCGGGCTGCCGGTCTCGGGCTGGTAGTCGTACTCGGGGTCGTCGGAGATGTTCTCGACCACCAGCTGCTTGATGAGCTTCAGCTCCTGGGTGAGCGAGTTGTGCGTGCGGCCCTGCACCGCGGTCAGCACCTTCAGCTGGCGCTCGATCAGCGCGAGCACCGTGCCCACCGGCGCCTGGGCGCTCATGTCGGAGACCTGCATGTCGGCCGTCGAGGCGAACCGGCGGCCCTCCTCGATGATCATCTGCAGCAGGTTGAACAGCGTGGCGCTGGGCTCCTTGTACGGCAGGGGCAGGATGTTGTCCTTGATCGTCCCGCCGCCGACATCGACGTCGCGGAACTCGCCCGGCTCGATCGGCTGATCCTCGCCCTTGATGCGCAGCCCCCGGGATTTCAGGCCGCCCGGCAGGTTGGCCAGGGTGCCGGCGTCCATCAGCTGGCGCATCGTGCCCGTGGCCGAGTTGGCAAAGCTGCCGATCAGGTGGAACAGGCCGAACCCGTAGGGGCCGAAGCCCGGGATGTAGTCGTACTGGACGAAGTGCTGGCGCGGCTGGCGCAGCGGGTCGTCTTCCTTCCAGTTGCGGCGCACCGAGAGCACGATGTTGGTGTCGCGGATCAGCGTGACCACGTAGGGCAGCGCCACGCCGGTGGGGCCGTCCTCGTCTTCGTCCTCGAACCCGGCCAGATCCAGCTCGACGCACACTTCGTACAGGGTGTAGAACTCGTCGTTCAGGTCGTTGAACCCGATCTCGTCGTCCATCGCCTGACGGATCTCGTCGATGTTCTTGGTGGGCATCGTGAGCTCCACCTTGCGGTAGAACCCCGTGTGCTGCAGCCGGCGGATCTCGTTCTCGGTCTTGCGCATCACGTGCGTGACGCGGTGCGAGGCCCGCGCGCCCGACACGCCGTAGGGCAGCAGCACGTCGCCGGCCTGCACGTACTCGCTCACCGGCCGACCCTTGGACGGGTCGTAGTAGACCTTCTTGAACCCGGCGCCGCACCCGGGCAGACCAAACAGCAGGCGCTCGTGCTCGCCGCGGAACTCCGGCATGCGCTCGGTCAGCATGTAGTTCATGTCGGTGATCACGCGCTCGGAGGCCTCTTTCTTCTTGGGCGTCTCCTTGCCGATGATCTTGGCCTTGGTCGGGCCCGCCGCCGGGAACGTCTCGGTGATCATCTCGGACTGGAAGCGCACCATCGCCTCGGTGATCATCGGGTGGTTCACATCGCTTGCACCCGGCCAGGGGCTGGTGCGTGGCTCGCGCTTGAGGCCCAGGAGCTTGATGCCGTCGATGTACAGCTTCTCCCAGTCGGCGCGGCTGTTGCGGTCGTTGTCGATGTCGTGGGTCAGCTCGCTGGCCAGGATGGCGATCGTGGACTCGTCCAGCTGCTCGACCAAGTTGTCGGAGAAGCCTGTATCTTCTTCGGCCTGCGCCTCGTCGCTGAACGAGGCCAGGAGCAGTGCCTCTTCCTCGGAGACCGCCTCTGGGTCCACCACCTCGATCTCGTAGGCCGTTTCCTGCTCGGCCGCCTGGGGGATGCCGGTCGGCGGCGCGTACAGGCCCGAGTCCATGTTCGTTGGGGTGGCCATGATTATTTCCCTGTGAATTTCTTGATCAGCGCTGAAATGCCGCCGGAAGCCGGCGGCGCGGCTGCGTCCATCGGCACATCGTTCTTGTCAGGCTGGCGCGTGTACGGCGGCAGGTCCTTGGCGTCCAGGCGCGTCTGGCGCAGCCCGGTCAGCGCGTTGTACGCTTCGCGCTCCGCGGGGGTCTTGAGCACGTTGGCCCGGATATAGGGGTCGTCCGTCAACCGCCGGTTCGCGTTCTGCTCGAGCGCGGACAGCGACGCCAGATATTCATCGAGGGGGACGTTCTTGGTGGCCATCGCCGGAGAAAAGTACCCCGTGCGCGCATCTTCCTGCCCCAACCCCCAGTTCTTGACCAAATGCGGCGCCGCCGCAAGCACCCGCTGCACGATCTCAGACTGCTTGGCACCGCCCTTACCTACCGTCTCGTCCCACAGCGCGTTCAGCTGCTTCGGGGAACCCAACGCCTGCGCAGCCAGATGGTGCTCCATCTCGTGCGCGCGAGTGTATTTGGCTTCTTTCGGGTTGTCATACAGCCGGGCGTTGGTCACGATCACCGCCCCACCCCCGTTCGGGTCGCCCCGTTTGTCGCGCACATCGCCTTTTTGCATGTGCACGCCGGCCAGCGTGTTGGACATCAGTCGGGAGGGCATTTCGGCCCGCAGATTCATCGCGCCGTGCCGTGTGTAGGGGATCTCGCCGGGGATGGGGCTGCTTGTGTCGTTGGCGGTGACGCCGGCGCGGACCAACTGCTCCTGAATGTAGACCGGCAGCCGATAAAACTCGTCCTTAGACAAACTCGTTTTCGTATCTGGCTGCTCCGGAACCTCAAAAGTGTCGGCCATGATTTGTCCTAGTAGTAGGGGGTGCGCCGAGGGGCGCGAATCAGCTCCTCCTGCGGACGGTCGTCGGAAAGTACCACGAAGCCCCCGCGCCGGTAACGGCTCACGGCGAGCGTCGTCATGTCGACAAAGTCATCGAACTCGCCGTTGGGAAAGTCGGCGCACTCGTTGACCACTTCGTGGGCCCAGACGCGGTCGGGCACCCAGACCAACCCGTCGGAGAAGATCGTGGCCACCGCGTTGACCCGGGCGCGTTTGTCGTTGGATGTGTTGCCGCGCCCGCGCGAGGGGCTGAACTCCTCGACGATCATGTCCATCTGGCGCAGCTCTTGGATGAGCGGGCCGCCAGAGGCCTTCTTCTCGATGATCAGGCACTCCGGGTCCCACTTCTTGTAGGTCTCCAGCGCCTTCTTCTTCAGCTGGGGGAACTCGTAGCGGTCCTTGAAGGCGTCCAGCAGGATCAGCTCGCGCCGGTTGGTGCGCTCGTTGAACCACACCCCCCAGGTGCCACAGGCGCTGAAGTCGTTGTGCGTCTTGGTCTCGTGCGCCGTGTCCCAGCTCTGGATGACGAACTCGACGGGCGGCGGGTCCGGGCGCAGCCACAGCTGCCACCACTCGCGCTTGAGCAGCGCGCCTTCTTCCGAGGTCGGATCCTGCATGTACTGCGCGTTCCAGAACGCGCGCGTCATGCCCGCCTTCTTGGCCAGCAGCTGGTCGACCGGCCACTGCTCGGGCCACAGGCTCTTGCCGCTGGGCAGGATCGCCGGGAACCGGATCTCGTGCCATTTCTTGTGGTGCGGGTCGTCGGTGGCCCAGGACAGCGCGCGCCCGATCGGATCCTTCTTGCCCCAGCGCGTGCCGATCATGATGATCCGGCCGTCGGGCATCAGGCGCTGCAGCGGGCCTGCCTGCATGTACTTCCAGGCGTTCTCGAACGCGGTGTCCGGATTGGCCATCACCGCCTGCTCGGACACCAAGTCGTCGGCCACCAGCAGGTGCGCGCCGTAGCCCGCGATGTTGCCGCCCACACCGACCGCGAGGTAGGTGCCGCCCTTGGTGGTCGCCCAGTCGTCGGAGGCCGTCTTGTCCTTGGAGATGATCGTGCCGGGGAAGATCTCCCGGTAGACCTGACTCTCGATCAGGTTGCGGACCTTGCGCCCGAACACCGTCGAGAGGCCCGCGGTGTGCGTCACCATGATCACGTAATGATCCGGGTGATGCCCCAGATACCACGCCACAAACAGATAGGCGATCGTCTCGGACTTGCCGAAACGCGGCGGCATGCTGACGGTTAAGCGTTCTTCCGTACCCTCGACCACCTTCTTCAGGATGGGAGAGACGAACCGGTGGTGCGGCCCCTCCTTGAAGTTGGGGTAGACGTGCTTGCAGAACGCCAGGAAGTCGTCCTTGCAGCGGCGCACCAGCTCCGCGTGCTCCAGATGCTCGATATCCTCGAGCATGGCCACGCGCTCGGCCAGCGGGAGGGTGTGCAGGTTCTCCAGCAGGCGCCGGGCCTGCCCGGGTGTGAGCGCCTTCTGCAGGACGGCGTCGATCGCCTCGCTCAAGGTGTGCGGACCTCCGCAACGGTCCCTATTTCTCGGTCGATATCAGCGTCTGCTGTCTCGACGGTGGGGGCGGCCGGTGCCGGCAGCACGTCGATGGTCTCGGCGGCGCCCATGAATTTGGCCAGTTTGGCCCGCAGGCGCTCCTCGATGTCCTTCTCGTTGGCGTCGATCCGGGTGATCTCCACGCGCTCGGTGAACAGGCCCACCTCGGTGATATTGCCCAGCATCTGGAACGCCTTCAGGCGGATCCGGGCGTCGTTGTGGGTCGTTTCCTTCACGATTCCCGCCACGGTGTAGCCGCGCAGCTCGCGCGCCTGCTGCACGAAGTCCCAGTCGTAGGCGGTGAGCATGCCTGTCAGGTGCTGCACGGCCTCGGGCACCTTCATGGCGATCAGTGCGGCGCGCTTTTCCTGATCGGTTTTGCCATAACTGATGGCGGCGAAGGCCTCGCGCGCGGCCGTGGTCTGCTGTTTCTTGTCGATCGCCTCGTCCGAGGGGACACCCATCTCGTTCAACCAATCGACGGTGGCGGCCTGCGCCGACAGTATCTTGTCGGGGGCTGCTTTCTCGATCGGGACGAAATCGTCGGGCTCAAAGTCGATGAGCTCTGAAAACATGCCCACGGGGTACTCCTATCTTCGCAATAGAGGGGACTGTACACTCGGTGTCGGGCGCAGGGCAACGCGTCCATGTCTGTCTCCTGCGAGCCTCCTCGGCTCTTGACCCGCTCCGGCGGGTCTTTTTTTGCAACTTGCAAAAACTTTTAATTTTACAAAATATTTCTAGATAATATTAGTATTATTAAAAGTTTTGACCTAGTTTACAAATATTTCGCATTATTTGGATGAAACACTGTTCCTGATCGGCCCCCATCGCATCGCCATAGACGGGGGGTGCACCCCGGTGGGGTCGCCATAACCCCCAAATCAGCCCTCCGAATGCCCCTGAAAAAGCCGATTCATATAATGGATTCATCGGTTAATAGGTGCAGCACTGCGCCGGACCGATACAGGGGCGAGCATCTCGCCCCAGTCCTCGGAGATAATCATCATGGCATTCAAGCTCAACGCCCAAGCCCTCGCCGCTATCGACAACCTCGTGATCAAAGACGCGACGCTGGCGCGCAGCAAGGCCGAGCAGGCGGCCGCCGTCGAGAGCGCGCTGTCCGTCCTCCGTCCGTTGATCGTGGGCAAGACGCAAGACGAAGTGCGCGACGCAGTGATCGCGAAGTATGCCGCCGTGTGCGGCTTCGAGACCATCATTGTGGAGCGTGGCACGCACGCGGGCCGCGTTGGTTGGCCAGAAGGCGCGTCGGCTCAGAAGAAAGCCTGCGCTCGTTTCCTCGACAAGCTGTTCGATGGCGAAGAGTGTGTCGAGCAGTCCAAGCCGAAGCAGGGTCAGTACGAGACTCCGGCTGAGCTGCTTTCCAAAGCGCTCGAACTCGTCAAACTGGCCGCCGAGTACGGCGAAGACTTGCAGAAGGTGCTGGCCTCGCAGGCTGTCGCTGACGCATGGGTCGCCCTCAAGAAGGCCTGAGCTGCACCCCTCTTGTCGGGACATGTGTCCCGACAACCCCAACCCGTTTTACAAACCGAGGAACATCATGCCCACCTTCTACTACGTCACCCTGTACGCCCAGCACGACGACATCTGCCGCGTGAAGGCGCTCACCCCTGAGGCTGCCCGCAAGCAGGCACGACTCTGGATGTCGCTGCTGTTCCCGCTCAACTGCTGGACGGAGGACGACGTCGACCACACGGACACGAACTACGTGTCCGTGGACGCCCCGATCGGCGTCTCGGTCTACAGCGTCATCGTGGCCCCGGCGCTGCCGCGCCCGC